CATGATGCGCCTCCTCCAGGAAAAGACGATGTAGTTGAGTGGTTTGAATATTGTGAAATATTTCTTTCGCATTTAAGAACAAAATTTCCAAAAGCACACATAGTTTGGCTAGAAGGAAATCATGATAATTGGTATGTAAGATACTTAATGAAAAAAGCACCTGTATTTTTTAATGATGAATATTACAGATTACCACAAAGACTTGATTTAAAAAAATATAACGTAGAATTTTACGAACAACACACAGTGGTTCGCGCGGGCAAGTTGCATATGTTGCATGGCCACACAATTGTAAGAGGATTCATGGCACCTGTAAACGCTGCAAGAGGTGTATTCATGAGAGCTAAAAGCTCAATGATTATCGGGCATGTTCATTCTACATCAAATCATTCTGAAACAAATATAAAAGAAGAACCAATTAGTTGTTGGAGTGTTGGATGCCTTTGCACACTAGCTCCGGACTATGATCCGCACAATACAAAACACAATGTAGGATTCGCACATATTTTAGTAGAAAAAAACGGAGAGTTTGAAGTTCTAAATAAAAGAATTATCAATAATAAAATTTTATAATTATTTTTTAGAATAATTTAATATTATATATTCAGCCATATCTTTCGGAACATTTCTATATGTCTTTTTAAAACCCTTTGGTGACATATCTATTAAAACCTTGTCATTATATATTCCTGTAGGAAATCTTTTAAGAATGGGTAGCATATAATAACTGTATAAATATAAGTTAGCTTTTTTGATGTATCTAGTTTGATTTACTGGAAGCCCCCATTTTTTAATTTTTTCAACAGCTCTTGTTTCGCAGTCTTTTTCTAATTCAACCATAGAGTCAAGCATGGTTGCTATTTGTTTTTTATTAAGCATAATATTACCTGCAAGCCAATCCCATGTTTTACCTGTATTATCATTCCAACTATCCCATCTTTCATCTGATTTCCATTGTTCCATATGAGAAAATTCATGGATAAGTATTTCAACCCATTCTTGAAACGGTCTACCACAAGCAACTACAAGTGCTTTATCTGTTTCACAAAAATAACCACTACATTCTTGTAAATAATCGTCTGTAAGTACTACATTTCTAGATGGCGACAAAACCAACTCTATCCCATATTTTTTACACTGTCTTTTTACTGACGTTATAAAAGGTTTATATTCTTCAGGGACGATATATTTCATATCTCAAAATTAAGATTAAAACTACAAAAAGCCCCCGTTAAAAATAACAGGGGCTTCAACTAAAATCTAACCAAAAAAAACACGGAACTATGTAAAATTATGTGTTTTTTAAATTATTTTTAAAAATTTCTTTTTAACCAAGTCTAATTTAGCCCTATATTCAATAATTAGCCCTTTAAGCTCGTCTTTTGTTGGTTTTGCAACCTGTCTAGCCACCTCTTGCAGATATTCAACCGTGCCAGATCTTTCTTCGTCTAATCTTCTAGCATATACCTCCAAATTGCCTGATAAAAAGACGTTATCATTTTCAGATTGTGGGCGGCAGTTTTGTTCTAACCATCTAGTTCCTAAATTTGCTCTTGGAATAAAATGTCCATTTTGAATTTTAGTCCAATGATATTTTTTACCTGAAGTAAAACACTCAACCATTCCTTCTTTATCTGCATATTTGCATCTAATATATTGACTAAATACATGATCAAGATCTTCAGTTAAATTTTTAAAACTTTCAAAATCTTCTTCTTCATGTGCATCCATTCTCCTTTGTGTACTATGTATTGTAGAGCATTGCTTACACATTTTTTTTGAAAAATGATAATCAACTTTACCACAATTAACGCATCTTTTCTTCTTTACAATTATTGTTGAGTTTCTCATTTTGTTTATTATATTTTACGTCAATTTTTTCTATATAATTTTTTACACATTCCCAATATAAAAAATTTTCAGGTTCTTTACATTTGTTTAGTTTATCTTCAGAATATTTAATTGATTCTAATTTTGCTTTTTCTATTTTTTCTTCAAATGGGATATTTAATTTTAAAAAAAACTTAGTGTAAATCTCGACCGCTTGTTCTTTGTGGGACATTTTCTGTTTTTTCTTTTAGTTTATGTAATTTATTGTCTATAAATTTATATCTGCCTTGATATTCTCCTTTTTTATGTACCTCGATTACCATATCAAGCCTTTTGGCTAATTCATAGACTAATTCTTTGTTTTCCATAAGCAAATATAATTAATTTAATAAATTAACAAAAAAATTTTTTGGAATCTAAAATAAATACTTTTACTTTGCTCTTGTAAACAACTAAAATTTATGGAAAAAGAAAAAACACTTGACGCAAGAGATGCGGTTTTGTTGCATCTCGAAGAAATCGAAAGGAATTTATCATGGCTTTCGGAAAAAACGCAAATACCCTACCCAACCCTTTATTCTGTATTTAAACAGAAACATTTTGCATTATCTGAAAAGAATTTAGAAAAGATAAACAACGTATTTGGGACAAATTTTACAAACAATTAATAAAACTAAAAAATGCCAAAGGACACATTTTATTTTTCACATGACTACAACAGTAGGAATGATGAAAAAATTAAAAAGCTAATTAGAAAACACGGGATGCAAGGGTATGGTATTTTTTGGGCTATTGTAGAAGAATTATACAATAATGCGAACGCATTGCATTTGGATTACGATGGCATTGCATTTGATTTAAGAACGGAAAGCGACATTATAAAAAGCGTATTACACGACTTTGATTTATTCGTTTTTAATGGTGATAATTTTGGTAGTTTATCTGTGCAAAATAGAATAAACAACAGGCAAGATAAAAGTCAAAAAGCTAGAGATAGCGCCTATTCTAGATGGAATAAAAATAAAATTGATGCGAACGCATTGCAAATGCAATCCGATAGCAATGCTATAAAGGAAAGGAAAGGAAAGGAAATAAAAGGAAAGGAAAGTAAAGAAAGTAAACCAAGTATTGATGAGTTTCTCTCCTTTTGCAAGGATGATATGATTAAAAATGGTATAAACTTTTCTTTGTATGAGTATTCCCTAAAATCCAAATTTTCATCGTGGGAAGAAAACAATTGGAAGGACGGGAATAATAAACCGATAAAATCATGGAAATCTAAAATACGAAATACTATTCCATTTTTAAAACCAATAACCCCATCTGTTTCTAGTAATTCGTATCAAGATAAAGTGAACCAAGCCGTAAAAGCATTTAAACCAATTCAGCAGTATGATAACGATCTTTAAAAACATTTATTCTAAGGAGCCTAACTATGTAACTCTAGAATACGGTTTAAACCGCATTAGGGAGGGCAAGAGTCGCCTATCTGTGGTCGAGATAAGGAATACTATCGATAAAGAAAAATCTGCCAATTTAAAGAAGAATTTGCCCTCTGTATGTTTTTCTGGAAAATTTGGTGCAGAAAGGAAGGATTCTGACCTAATTCTACATAGCGGGTACATAGTCTTGGATTTTGACAACATTTTTGAGCTAAGAGATCGTCAAACCGAGATTATCAGCAATAAATTTGTTTATGCTTGTTGGGTTAGCCCTTCAGGTAATGGGTTAAAAGCCTTGATTAAAATTGCAGATGGCAGTAAGCATAGAGAACATTTCCAAGCATTGCAGGATATATTCCCCGATATTGACAAAAGTGGGATTAATCCAAGCAGAGTGTGTTACGAAAGCTACGATCCTGATATTTACATAAACGAAAAAGCCGAGGTTTTTAAAACCATAAAAAAAACCGAAAAGATTGTTATTTATGAAAAAACCGATGATGATGACAAGATTTTTAAGAAACTTTTAACATGGCTATCAAACAAAAACGAGGCATTTGTAACCGGTGAAAGAAACAATTTTATTTTCAAATTAGCATCAGCTTGTTGTCGATATGGCATTGATGAATTGACTGCTAATTCTATGATTAACAATGAATTTTTAAGTAATTCAGAGTTTACAAAAAGAGAATCAGACAATGCTATTTCATCTGCTTATAGAACAAACAGAGGTAGATTTGGGAGTGCATCTTTTGATAAAGAAATTTTAGTTGATAAGACTTCTAAGTTAGAAATTAAAGTAGAAAATGCAGTTATTGATGAAGATGGCAGATTGAATGATGTGATTTACGGGATTGATGTAAAAGAGCAAGCACTTGGTTTGTATGAGCAAGGTTATGCCGCAGTAAATGGCATAAATGTAAAAGAAATGGACTATGCTTTTAAGCCAAAAAAGGGAGAGATAACAGTCTTGACCGGTATAGGTAACTATGGAAAATCTTCTTGGAAAAAATGGTATCAAGCAATGCGAATTTTGTTATATGGCGAAAAGTTTGCCACATTTTCACCCGAAGATAATCCACCAGAAGAATACTATCACGATTTTGTAGAAATTTTACTTGGTTGTGATTGCACTCCTGCAAATCCGAATAGGCCTTCAAGACAAATTTATGAATACACATACGATTTTGTTTGTAAACATATTTTTTATGTTTATCCTAAAAATGTAACTCCAACTCCTCAGTATATTATGGAAGTTTTCTTGCAGTTGATTGTTAAGGAAAATGTTGATGGCGTTGACATTGATCCGTTCAATCAGTTAGCAAATAATTATCAAAATTTTGGTGGTAGGGATAAATATCTTGAATGGGTTTTATCTTTATTTTCTAGATTTTCGCAAACAAATAATGTTTACTTTTGGATAATTGCACATCCGGTTAAAATGCAGAAATCAACAGATGGAAACTATCCTTGTCCTGATGTTTTTGATATTGCCGATGGTGCATTATGGAATAATAAACTTGATAATATTTTAGTTTATCATAGGCCATTTGGACAAACAGATCCACAAAATCCAACTTGCGAATTTCATAGTAAAAAAATTCGTAGACAAAAAGTAGTTGGTAAAAAAGGATTTTTTGTATTTGAAATGCTATTTAAAACTAGAAGATTCTTTTTTAATGGTTCAGACCCTATGCAAAAACTTTTGAATGAAAAAAATATGACATTTAAAACCGAATCCGGACAAGAAGCATCTCAAGGGTGGGTGCCTTTTGAAAACGAAAACGGAGAAGAAATAATTTTCTAAATATAAAACAATAAACAATGATTAAAATGCAAGTAATCGGGCATTTGGGACAAGATGCCACAGTAAACAATGTAAACGGGAAAAGTGTAATTAATTTTTCTGTTGCTCATTCTGAAAAGTACAAAAACAAAGATGGATTAGAAGTAAACAAGTCAACATGGGTAAGCGCAGCCTATTGGACTGACAGAACAGCTATTGCTCCATATCTTAAAAAAGGAACACAAGTTTATTTAGAAGGCGTTCCAGAAGCAAGAACTTATACTAACAAGAATAATGAAACTTTGCCACAATTAAATCTTAGAGTAATTTCATTAAATTTATTATCAAGCAATAAGCCTGCGGCTCCTCAAGAATCTAATAAAGATTTTTTAAGTCAGCCAAATGGATTTGAAACAACTGATGAAATCCCATTTTAAATGTATATTCACGAATTAAGAAATATAATTTATGTCAAAACGCCGCTTGGTAACGGAAAAGCAATCGCTTGGATTGATTACGGAACAGAACTTAACACTGTTTGGAAAGTTGTATTGCACGAATCTGGCATGGTGCGGAACTTTTACGACACAGACATCCTCGTATTACCCAATAAAATGGACGGAGGAAATATCGATCACAACTATTTTAAAAACCGAAAAATATGAATTATGACACAATTAGCTTCAATTTGTCAATCCTTATTAAAAGGTGAAATATTATCAATTATGAATGGTTTTCATAACTTTGGATGCACTAACTTGCCCAGAGAAATAGGTAGGGGGGTGGAAAGGAAATTTGGAGCTTCAGTCGAAAGGCAGGAGGTAACCTTCAAATCAAGATACAATCATGTTGGAGTTTATTATGAGTATAGATTAGATACAAAAGCTCCAAAAAACAAGGAAGCAATAAAAAAAATGAAGGATTATATTAAAAAAACACAAAAATTAAATTAAATGAATTTTAAGCCATTAAACAAAAGAGTATTAGTAAAAGTTGATAAAGAGAAAAAACAAACCGATGCAGGTATCTTTTTACCTGAATCAGTTCAAAAAGACTTCGCAACAGGCGTTGTAGTTGCAGTTGGTGATGAAGCCGAGCTTGTGAAAGTTGGCCACAAAATCATGTTTGCCCACAGTGTTGGGGTAGATATTGAGGTCGATGGAAGCCCTTATAGGCTAATTCCAGACGAAGGCTATATTGACGCAATCGTTTAATTTTTAAAATGCCTTCAAAAATTTGAGGGCATTTTTAATTTAAATACTATAAAAAACCTAATTTTATGCCAACTATGAAAGCAAAACCAATAAATCATATATTTCTTAATCTAGAAAAGCCAATTCAGGATACTATAAAATTGGGAGATTTAGAGTTATATCTTGACGGATCGTATCGACCAGAATGGAACGCAACTGTTATAGGTGAAGTATATTCCTTGCCAAAAAACCCAAAAGGCACAGATGGCAAAGTTGTTTCTAAATTAAAAGAAGGGGACAAAGTGCTATTTGATTATTCTGTTGTAGCTGAAAGGAAATTTGAATCCGATGGGGATTATTTTACCGAGATTACAAAAGATAGTCCTTATTACCAAAAATTTACCAATGGCAAAGGAGAATCATTATTGATTGTAGCTATGCCGGGTAAGATTTCTCATATTTGGGTAGGTACTTATCATGATAAAAGAGGAAATTTTATTGATGGATGCCAAGGAGCAGAACATAATATTAGTAGATGGAAAGCTCAGTTTAACTTTGGTAATACTCAATCTTTTTTCTTTAAAAATCTTGTTGACACAGGAACGAAAGATGTATGGAAAGCAGATTATAGAGATATATTTGCAAAAGTAGAAAATGATGAATTAACAACAGTTGGTAATAGAATTATTCTTGAACCAATTGATATTGATTTGCCACAGGATGTGATTAAAGAAATGGGTGTAGTAGATACAATCAATGCGAAAGTAAGACTAGGAGATAGAGCTAAAGTTTTATCTGTGCCAGACGGGGTGAATTTAAAAAAAGGAGATGTTGTTGGTTTTGAACCACAATTTCTTGAGAAATATGAATATAACAATAAACAATATTATTTAATAAAATCCTATCGAGCTTTAGGAATTTGGGAGGACACAAACAATGGCATACAACATTAATGATGTATATAATTTCTTAGTCTTTATCGTAAGAAAAGAAAGAGGGGTATTTATAACAATACCCGAAGCGATGCAGACTATTGATAACGCACAACTTGAGGCAACCGAAGATTGGTTTTCTCAATATGGTGTTACTCAAATAATTCATGATGCAATTAGGAAATTAAGATCACAAGTTCAATTTACATCTGCATCAGATGGTCAGGTAACATTTGCATCTGATTATTTGCATATGATTGGTAACGCGTACACGGTTACAGGAAGCACAATCAATGCGGTAAGATTTGTTAGTGAAGATGAATTGCCTTTTGCATTAACAAGTCAACTAAGATCTGTTTCAACATCTAAGCCAATTGCAAAAGACACATCTGTTGGATTCCAAATATATCCTCAGTCAACTCAGACAGGTTTTTACAATTATTTACGCAGACCAGTTACTCCAGTTTTAGGATATACTCAAACAGGTAGAACAATAACTTATGATCCAAATACTAGCACTCAATTAGAATTTACAGATGTTTACATTAATAATATCATAGCGCGTGCATTGAAATTTTGGGGTATTAATATGGCTGAACAAGATATTCAGCAATTTGCTCAATTACAAACACAAGAAACTAAATAAAAATGGCTAATAGTACTAAATTTTTAATGGCCGAGCAGGTTTTGCTAAGATTAGCAGGAGGTTACAGAGATGTAGCTCAATCTGTTCAAATGGAAGATGTAGTAAAGGCAATTGAGCAGGTAATTAACACCATGTTTCAAACGCAATATTACAGCGCAGTATTGCCAACCGGTGAAACAATACCAGACAATTTAATGATAGCGTTTTACGAAAGTATTCCGGTTACTTCATATGGCGATAAAGCAAAAGCAGAATTACCAATAGTGCCAATTTCTTTACCAAGAAATATGGGCATTTATAGAGTAGTAACAACAAGTGATATTGATTATGTGCCTGTTCCATTAGGTCAGGGTGCATTGCTAAAGGCTGATAAATTATTAAATGACCTTTTAGGAAGCGTTTATTACGAGGTAAGAAAGAATGAGGTTATATTTTCAAAAGATATTACACTTCTTGACGTATCAGAGGTAAATATGTATTTAGTTGTTATGGATATATCATTATATTCTAACACAGATCCATTGCCAATACCAGCCAATATGGAAGAAGAAATTATAGAAAAAGTATTCGCTAAATTTGCTCCAATAGTTCCAGAAACAGGAATTGTAAACAGTTATAGTGAATTACAAAGCAAAACTAATTAAAGATGACAACAGCTAGTTTAGATTTTATAGTAAAAAACTATTTACTTA